GTAAGTGGTTGTTTCAAGAATCAGCATTTGATGATGATGGTAGACAGGCTTTAGCATCTGATGAGGATAACGTTATCGTTCCAGTTAAATCTGGTGAGAACTTAAATAACGTTGTTGTTCCAATGCCGGCGTTAATTAACCCACCTGAATTTTATAATCAGTCTTCGTTGATTACTAACGACATTGACCGTGTATCTGGTGTGTCTGAATACCAGCGTGGTGCAATTCCAGAAACAACTAGAACTGCCCGCGAAGCATCAATTATTGCTGAAGCTGGTAATGCTAGAGTAGCTGAGAAACTTGTAGCTATTGAAAATGCTATAGCTCAATGTGCTTCTAATCTTATTATGCTAGCTCAACAGTTTATGACTGGAGAGCAGACTGTAAGAATAGTAGGAACTGAATCTGCACCTGTATGGTTAACATTTGATAAAGATTATATCTCTGGTGAGTTTGATTATACTGTTGAGGCTGGTTCTACAGCTCCACGTAATGAAGCTTTCCGTAGAGACATGGCTTTACAGATGGTTTCGGCAATGCAACCATTTGCTCAAGCTGGTCTTGTTAACTTACCTAAATTAGCAGAATACGTACTTGGTATAGGGTTTGGTGTTAAAGACCCATCTTCTTTCTTACAAGAGCCACCAGCACCTGAAGCTCCACCAGAGGGTCCACCACCGGGCATGGAAGGTATGCCACCAGGTATGCCACCAGAGATGATGGAAGGTATGCCACCAGAATTGCCACCAGGTTTAATACCAGGAGGACCAATTCAAGGTCCAGGCGGACAACCAACTGAAGGCGCCCTTCCAGGCAGCATTCAAAGTCTTCCACCAGAGATAATTCAAGCACTATTAAGTGGTCAGTAAACACTCCATGTAATACTTTTCCTTAGTAGTAGGAACATTGTATATAAATAAAAATAGGAACAACCAAAGAAGGATAGGATTCCATAATGACAGATAATAATATTGCTAACCCTGAAAACGTAATTGACCCCATTGCAGATGGACAAGTTGATGAAGTGACAGAGGTCATAGCAGAAACTCCAGAACAAGAACAAGAATTATTCGACTATACAGAGATTGCTGACAAAGTCATCAAGCTCCAAGTAGATGGCGAAGACGTTGTTGTTCCCGTTAAGGAGGCTCTAGCTGGGTACCAACGTCAAGCGGATTATACCCGTAAGACCCAAGAACTCAGCGAACAAAGAAAGCAAGTACAGTACGCTAGTGCATTAGCAGAAGCTCTGCAAAATGACCCAGCTGCTACCTTGCAGTTGTTGCAACAGCAATACGGTGTAGCCACTCAACCTCAAGAGGATGAATGGTTAGACCCAGCTGAACAACAATATCGACAGTTAGAGCAACGCATCGCAGCTTTCGAACAACAGAAAGCCATAGATGAGTTAACTAGGACTATTGATTCTTTGCAAAGCAAGTACGGTGATGATTTTAACGCTGATGAAGTCGTAGCCAAAGCACTAGCGTCTGGTTCAACAGATTTAGAGGCAGTCTTTAAACAGATTACCTTTGATAAAGTTTATTCTACAGCCTCTGAGGCAAAGAAGAAACTAGTTGAAGACCAGTCTAGGGTTGAGGCCAAACGTTCAGCATCAGTGGTTTCTGGTGGCTCTGCCAACAAAAATTCAGTCGCACCCAAAGCTGCTAAACCAACGTCAGTTTTTGAGGCTTTTGAACAAGCTAAGAAGACGTTAAATTATTAACCAAACAACAACAACAAACAGGAGATATTAACATGGCCGGCAATCCCGACTTTAATTCACTGTTGTCAACTACGCTGCAGAACTATCAGCCGACGTTAGTCGACAACATTTTCAAGGACCTAGTCCTTCTTAACCACCTCAACGAGCGCGGACGTGTCCGTGTTGAAGAGGGCGGCACCCAAATCATCGAACCATTGATGTACGCTGTCAACGATACTGTTGCAACATACTCAGGGTACGATGCAATTGACCTTACTCCACAAGAGGGCATCACAGCTGCTGAGTACGATTGGAAGCAGATGGCTGCTTCTATCGCAATTAGCGGTATCGAAGAAGCCAAGAACCGTGGCACCGAGGCAATCATCAAACTGTTGAATGCTAAAATTATGCAAGCTGAAATGTCGTTGAAGACTACGCTTAACGCGCAACTCTTCGGTACACCAGGCTCAGCACCAGCGGCTTCAGACTTTAACGGTCTTGGCAACATTATCGGAACCCAGAACAACACAGTCGGTGGCATTGATGCATCGTCCAACTCGTTCTGGAATCCAACCCAGGCAACAAACATGGCTGCAACGCTTGCGCTTACAAACATGGCTGATGTCTACAACCGTGCCTCAAAGGGCTCAGATGTTCCTGACTTAATCATCACGAACACTAGCTTGTTTGAAAAGTACGAGTCACTGTTGACAAACAACGTGCGTTACCAAGACGTTGCAAAAGCTAACTCAGGTTTCCAAAACCTGATGTTCAAGCAGACACCAATTGTGTTTGACTTGCAACTTGCAGTTGATGCATCCGATGCGCCGATGTACTTCCTTAACACGAAGTACCTCAAGCTCACCGGCTTGAATGGCTATTGGTTCAAGACCACAGACTTCATGAACGGCACTGTAGCTGGCGTAGACGCCCGTTATGCCCTCGTGTTGGCCTATGGTCAGTTGACCTGCAGCAACCGTAACCGTCAAGGTTTCATGACTGCTGACGCATAAATAAAGCAAAAGATGTAGTTGGTGCTGGGAGTTTAAAGGCTGTTTCCTTCGGCAGCTCTCCCAGTACCGGCTATTAATAAAAACAAACAAACAAACAAACAACAATTTCAATCAACATGATTGATTAGAAAGAATAGGTAATAATCATGACTACAAATAAATTCATAGTAGAAAGAACAGTCGTAGGAGACACCAACACAGCACTTGCTGCATCGTACGGCGACGTAGCAGGCTTAAACTGGTATGTCAAAGCAGACGAAGTATACGAGTTCAAGGCTGTTGTTGTTTACGACGCATCCCTGGTAACCGAGGGTGCTTCATTTGCAATCAACGGTCCAACAGCAACTGTAAAAAGTTATGTAGTGACAGTTCCATCAGGAGCTACTCCTACAACGTCGTATGCAAATGATTACGACCTTCCAGCTGCAGCCGCATCTGACTCAGCTTACACAACCGACAACATTGCCATCATCGAGGGTGTAGTTGCACCTTCGGCAGATGGTACGGTTTCGGTTCGTGGAATTAAGTCGGGCGGAACAGTAACAGTGCAGGGTACAAGTTCATACCTCACTTGGAAGCGCATTGACTGGCCAGCAGAAGCCTAATCAATAAACTAGATTACGTGCCGCCAGGGGGAAGGACCCTTGGCGGCTCGTTCTACTTAAAGCACTATTCATGAAAGAAGGAAAATAATATGAATAAAGAATCACAGAGCGTAGGACAAGGATTAGCCGGCACACAACCATACGGCGCTGTAGAGGGCGCACGTTTAGTTGGAAACGCACGAGCAGATTATCATGCCGGAGCTGTAGTAGGTTCGGTAGAGGTTGCACCACCATCAGGCGTTGCTTACGGAAATGTGCACTACAAGAATGGCCTATGCCAAGCAACAAATTCAAAAGAAGAAGAATGCAAAGCGCCAAAAGCTAAAGGCACAGATTACTGTATTGGGCATTTAAGAAGAATGAATGCTATTGGCGATAATAAGGACGCAGCCTTAGACCCTAAAGAATAAGGAGAGTTAAATAATGGCTATAAATTTTTCTAACGCTAATCTTACACTAGCGCAGATGCGTACGTTTGTTGGCGAACTTTCTGACTTAGATATTGGCTTTGATGGAAATGACGATATATCAACTGATTTAGTTAATGGTTTTATCAAAGAGGGTTTTCAAAAGATTGTAGCTTTAAGTAATCGCTATCCTTTTTATCAATCAACATATGGTTTTACTACAGTTGCAAACCAAAGAAATTATTCTGTTTTTGGTAGAATTTTACCATCGATAGAAACCGTAACAATAACTGATATTCAACAATTAATTGCGGTAGTTAACAATACTGATGGCGGCAATTCCTTAATATATCTTGACCAAGCAAGATGTGAATCAATTTGGGTTGGAACTTCTGACCAACCAGAAACACCCGCATACTTTTCTATATGGGCTAATCAATTAAACCTTTGGCCAAAACCAGACCAAACTTACAGTATGACTATTCGTGGTTTTAGAATACCAAGTTTATCTTGGCTTCAAGATGAAAACTTAGCAATAGATATTGACCCGCAAATGCAATTGCCGTTAATAAATTATGTTATGGCTCGTATCTTTCAGTTTCAAGAAGATACAGAAATGGCAAACGAATACATGCGAGGCTTTGAAAAAGCAGTTGCTATTATTCAAGGTCAACTTACCGCACCATCAAGCAATAGACAATTAATTATGTCGGGTGGTTTACAACTTCAAGCATATGATTTTGCACCATTCGATACGGGCATGAGAGTATTGCCAGGTAGCCCATACCCACTTGGAGTAGCGTACTAAGATGGCACAAATTGTCTTTGACCAAAAAAGAGATTTTACTGGCGGATTAAACTTTCGCGCAGACCAGTTTCAATTAAAAGACAATGAATCTCCTTTTATATTAAACGTTGATGTAGACCCACGTGGTGGTGTATTTACACGTCCTGGCTACAAGAAAAAACATTCAACTGCTGTAACTGCAACAGGTTGGAATCCTAAAGGGTTATTTAATTATAAGGATGTATCTTCACCAAGAATTATGTTAACTACTGGTTTTCAAACTTCTGGTTCAGTAGATGGTACAGTGCAGCATTCAAGTGGTTCTAATTTTAGTGTATTAAACTTTGGCGTTAGTACACCAATACTAGTTAAGTCTACTAATGGTGCCAGCATTACACAATATCTTGATACTTTGTATCTTGCAATTGGCAAAGATGCATCACAAATGTACAAATGGAATAGTGACAATGTTTACGCAACTGCCTTAACTGCATCTGGTCCAACATGGCAAGCTTATCAAAATCCAGTTGGTGGCTTTATGCCGCGCGCAGAACTTGCAAGAGCTCATGCTAATAAATTATTTGTAGCTAACACAAAAGAATTAAACAATGATGCCACACCATCTTTAGAAGACCATCCAAATAGACTTCGTTGGTCTCATGAAAGCAGTCCAGAAAACTGGTATCAAGATGACTATATTGACATTGTTGCTGGTGGAGAAGGCATTACTG